GTGCATCGCATCACGCAAACACGCAACGTCCGCGCGAGGCTTATCACGCTGGCCAACAGCTTTGATACGGACGTGCAGCGCATCGTGGCCGAGAAGACGGCGGCGGTAGGCGAGCTTGAAATGGGCATGATGGCCGACATGGCGGCTATGCTGTCTTAATCGAGGGAGGGAAACATGACATTCGAGGAAATCAATGCTGAATTGCGTAGCCAAGGCTGGCGCATCTGGCATATCGGCGAGAGCACGAAAAACACATGGACGTGTATCTTGTTCCATCTTGGCCGCGACATTGAGACAAGCGGGCGAGCGGGCGTTACCGGCTATGATCGGGACTGCTGGCGCCAAGCAACCGGCCCTACCCTATTTGCCGCAATGGGCGCGGCTGGTGCGGGGCTGCTTTCGCAACCCATGAAAAAAGAGGAGAATGACGACGAAAACCTACTTGACCTAGAAGCGATGCTCGCTTAACTTGTTCACTGTTGCAACCTCAGAAGGGAGAACCCTGATGCCGAATACCTTTACTTTCTCAACCGAAGACGCGACTTTGGCCGCAAAGATCGCTGCGCTCATGTCTGGCGGGCCGTCCGTCCCGGCTGTTGCGCCGCCTGCGCCTGCTGCCGCGCCCGCCCCGGCCCCGGTCGTCGCTGCGCCGCCTGCGCCTGCGCCTGTTGCTGCGCCGCCAGCCCCGCCTGTCGCTGCCCCGGTCGCGCCGCCTGCGCCCGTGGCTGCTCCGGCGCCTGTCGCGCAGCAACAGCACGGCGCACCGCCGCAGGGCTGGACCATCCAGCATGTGCAAAGCGCGCTGCAAGCTCTTGGCACCAATCCTGCGAAGGGCGGGCCTGCCGCCGTGAAAGCTATCCTTGAGCAGTTTGGGGCCAAGAAAATTGCCGAGGTTGACCCGGCTCGCTGGCCTGAGCTTTACGCGGCAGCGACGGCGTAAGGTCGCCGTCGTGGAACACGGTGCGCGGAAGCACGCAAAATACTCGGCGAGCAACGCGCACCGCTTTGTGCGTTGTCGGGGGCAAGTCATGTTCGCGCAAGCGATGGGGCCTGCTCCTGACAACGAGCACAGTATCGAAGGCACACGCGCTCACGAATTATTGCAAATGTCTCTGTTAGGTAATAAGGTTGACAAAGACGCCACGCCAGAAATGCTAGAGGCTTTTGAATATGTCCACGATTTTATCGAAAATTTGTTCATTGCTCGCGGCCCTCATTTGGCTATCCGTATTGAGAAACCTATCGTATTCCCGCAAAGCGTTGTTTCGCACGAAGACGCAAGCGGAATTGCGGATATAACTATTATAGATCACATGGCCCAAGAGGCTTGGGTTGTTGATTTCAAATATGGCCAGGGTATCCCGGTCGAGCCGCGCGAAAACAGGCAGCTTGCTTTTAATGCTGTCTCGTTGCTTTGGTGCCAGCCTATTGCGCGTGTGCATTTTGTTATTATCCAGCCGCGTGTGAAGCATCACCGCGACGGCGTAGTGCGCGTGTGGTCGTGCGGGCCGATAGAGATTGCCGAATTTCAAATGGAGATCGAGGGCGCGATTGCGGCAGCAGAAGCTTTTGAAACGTCGTGCATAACGGTAGGCTTTCCAGAACCCGGCGAGGGGCTTACGGCTGGCGAGTGGTGTCGCTACTGCCCCGCCGAGAGCGCGTGCCCTGCGCGTGAGCGGCAAGCCTTGGCTGTGATCCCCGGCGCCCCTGGTGCGCGCGATCTGCGCGGCGTCGTTCTGCCGGAGCCTGCCGATCTCGGCCTTGATCGGATCGCGCTGATACTGGAAAGCTCCGACGCGCTGAAAGATTGGCTTAATCGCATCGAGGCTTTTGCCAAACAGAAAGCTATGTCTGGCACGCCAATACCGGGGCACAAGCTGGTCGAGGTTCAAGCGCGCCGCCAATGGCACGGCAAAGAGCACGAGATCGCGGAGCAGCTTATTCAGCTTTCCGGCTACGCGCTTGACGAAGACGACGTTATGCCGCGCTCTCTTGCTCCGCTGACGAAGGTTGAAGCTTTGTTGGTGGAGGGCGCGCGTGCTTGTGCAGAGAAGGGAAAGAAAGACGCGGCAGCAAAAGCGATGCGCGATGCCATGTCTTTCCTTACGTTGAAGCAGTCAAGCGGGAACCTTACGCTTGTGTCGGATGCCGACGGGCGCCCCGCTGTCAATCGCGCACAAACTCTTTTTGGCGGGGTTGTCCTGCCAAGTTTGGAATAAGGGAGAAAAAGGATGGATAAGCTTTTGATTGGCCCCATGAGCGGCGAGCCGGTATTCATGCTTATGGGCCGCGACACGCAGGCGCCGCGTCTTCTGCGCGAATGGGCGGATGAACGCGAAGAACGCATTGTAGCAGGCAACGCGCCGCTTACGGATCAGGAAGCGGTAGCCTATGCACGCGACATGGCAGATGCCATGGAGCAATGGCGGCGGAACATAATTGCGCTGTCCGCGCGGAGGCCGATGCCGCTTTTTGAACAACGCAACAACCCGGTATAGGAGAACCATACCATGATGAAAAACTCTCGCATGACGGATGATTGGGTGCAGCGCACGGTTGCGCAAAACCCCTTCCAGAAAATGCCAAACGGCGATTGGCGCACATGCCCGGTGCGGCTGGCCTTCGCGCACATTATCAAGCCAAACCCCAATGCGAAGAACGACGACGGCACGCCTAAGAGCACGCCTTCCTACGAGGTTACGGCGCTGCTGCCGCCCGGCTCGCAGGCGCAGCTTGACGCTTCCGTTTGGCCGGAGCTTTACGCCGCCTTGCGGCAGAGCTTCCCGCAAAATTTCAATGCGCAGGGCCAGCCCTTCGGCTTGCATTGCCCACCTTGGCGCGACCAGGGCGAGAAGCAGCAATTCGCAGGCTACACTCCTGGCTTGCCCTTTATTCGCTTCACGTCGCAATACCAGCCGCAAGTCGTCGATCCGGCGCAGAACCCTATCGTTGACGAGAACAGGGTTTATTCTGGTGTGTGGGCGATCCTGGCTTTCAATATGTTTGAGTTTGGGAAAAGCCCGCCGCGCCCCAAGAAAGGCTACTCCTTCGGCTTGCAAGGCGTGATGATTATTGCGGACGACGAGAAACTTTCTGGCGGCGGCATTGACCCGAAGACGGCCTTTGCTGGCGTCAATGTTGATGCGCGCTTTGATGCCACGCTCGCCTTCGGCGCGGCGGCAAGGCCCGGCGCCATGCCGCCGCCTGCAAGTAGCATCATGCCGCCGCCCGTGCCGGTATCGGCGCCGCCAGCGCCGCCGGGTGCCAGCCTAGAAGACATGCTAGGCTAGGCCATGCTTATCGCCCACCACGATTTTGAAACCGGATCGGCGGTTGATCTCCGCAAGGCAGGCGTCCACAAATACGCCGAGCATTGGAGCACGCGCGTATGGTGCATGTCGTGGTGGTTTGAGGGCACACAGCAGATGCAACGCTGGTGGCCGGGCGCTGCTGATCCAGAAGCGTTGCTGCATCACATCGCACAAGGCGGCATTGTTGGCGTTCACAATGCCGTCTTTGAGCGCACGATCTGGAACAAACTTATCCGCGTGCGGTATTGCCCTCATTGGCCGGAGCTTAAAATTGAGCAGCAGGATTGCACTATGGCCCGCGCCGCTTCGGTCGGCCTGCCGCAATCGCTTGAGGTTATCAGTAAGGTTGTTGGCGCCAGAGCGCAGAAGGATATGGAAGGCAACGCAGTAATGCTCAAGCTTTCCAAGCCGCGCAAGGTGGAGGCCGACGGCACGTTGACGTGGTGGGATGCGTGGGAGGTTGTCACGCGGACCATGCAATACTGCGATCAAGACGTAGTGACAGAAACAGAAATTGGCGGCTTGCTCCCTGATCTAAGCGAAGCTGAAAAGCAAGTGTGGGCGCTGGACCAAACTATCAATGATCGCGGTATTCAGCTTGACGTGGAAACGATAGAGCACGCGATCAAGGTGCGCGATATTGCGCGCATCGGCCTTGACGCACGCATGAACGAATTGACGAGCGGCGCTGTCACAAAATGCACAGAGGTATCGAAGCTGGTTGCCTGGGTGCAAGCGCAAGGTGTTGATTGCGAGAGCGTAGCCAAGGCGGAACAGCAAGAAATACTGCTGCACGCGGACGCGGAAGCTTTGCCGCATGTGCGCGAAGCGATTGAGCTACGCCAAGACGCCAGCAAAACCAGCACGGCCAAGTATCAAGCAATGCTTAATGTGGTGTGCGCGGACGGCAGAGCGCGCGGTTTGCTGGCATATCACGGCGCGCTCTCGGGCCGGTGGGCCGGTCGCCTGATCCAGCCTCAGAACCTATACCGCATTGATCCAGAGCGAGACGGAGACGACATTCAACGCGCCGTTGAAATACTGTTGTCGTTTGAAGCGCAAGGCGCACACGACATGCTTTATATGCTGTTTGGTTCGCCCATGGCTATGCTCGCCAAGACGCTGCGCACCATGATTGTCGCGGCGCGCGGCAAGCAGCTTCACGGCGTTGACCTAGCGAACATCGAGGGCCGAGGCGCCGCGTGGATTGCTGGCGAAGAATGGAAGCTACAAGCGTTCCGCGCTTACGACGAAGGGCGCGGGCCAGACTTGTATCGGATCGCCTACGCTCGTGCTTTCGGCATTGAGCCAGAGCAAGTTACATCATTTCAACGGCAGATAGGCAAAGTGATGGAGCTTGCGCTTGGCTACCAAGGCAGCGTCGGCTCGTTTGTTTCGATGGGCAAGAATTACGGATTGAAGCCGGAAGCATTGGTGCCGGTTGTTGAAGCTGCTTCGCCAGAAGCGTTTGAATTTTGGTGCCGGGCCTACCCCGCATCGCGCGACAAGAAAGGTTTGGCGCAACCCGAATGGGCCGCGATCAAGACTGTCGTAGCAGGCTGGCGCAAGCAGCATCCCGGCATTGTCGGCGGCTGGTGGGAGCTACAGGACGCGGCTATCGAAGCCGTGCTGGCGCCCGGTCAACTCGTCGCTGCGCTAGAAGGCCGCGTTGCCTACATGCGGCACAAGAGTTTTCTGTATGTCCGCCTGCCTAGCGGTCGCGTGCTCGCCTACTGCAATCCGCATGTCGTGATGCAGAAAGAAACGTGGCTTGAACATCTTGCTACGGGGCAAACCGTAGCCACAGAAGGCAAGACAGACGCAGAGATTGCAGCGGACGTTGAGTTTGGCGGGTTTGTGTTGAAATCCCGCGAAAAGAAAGCCGTTCACTACGAAGGCTTTGACGGTGAGAAAAGAAAGTGGTCCACCTTCGCTCTGTATGGCGGTATGCAATTCAACCATATCGTGCAAGGAGCCGCGCGTGACATTATGGTAGGCGGCATGATGCGCGCCGAAGCGCGCGGCTACCCAATCGTGCTCACCGTGCATGACGAGGTTTTGGCAGAAACCAAAATAGATTACGGTTCTGCGAAAGAGCTTGAAGCTATTATGACGGCAGGGGAAACGTGGTTGCCTGGGTGCCCACTGGCCGCAAAGGGCTGGTCTGGCACGCGGTATTCTAAGTGAGGGGGAAAAGATGATCGGCGCCAAAAAACTTATGAAAACGCTTCCGCCTGCGCAGAACGCCGTTTTGTATTTATTGAGCAGCGGCAAAGATGTTGCGATCTCGAAGATTTACTACAAGCTGCACACGATTAAGCGTGAGCATCGAGAGCAGCAGCAGCTTATCGGCGCGACGATCTCGCGGTTGAACAAGCGGCTTGTGGCACTCGGCTACAGGATCGCGCCCGGCGAAAAGCGCAAAACGTATAGGCTCCGCAAGATCGAGGAATAAGCCGTGCCCTCAAAGCTAGACGCAGCTTTGGCGTGGGCGGCTCGCGGGTTCCGCGTATTCCCTTTGCCACCAAACGGCACGAAACCTTCCTCTGATTGGAAAGGCTGGCCGGAGCACGCAACAACCGATCCTGACAAAATAAAAGCTTGGTGGGCCGGGACGGACCAGAACATTGCCGTATGCACAACCGGGATGCTGGTTGTGGATATTGACATGAAGAACGGTAAGAACGGCTTGGCCGCGTGGATGGAGTTACACGGCGGCTTTGACACGCTTACCGTGCGGACAAGGAGCGGCGGCTATCACCTATACTACTCCGGCGCGGACGTGGCGTTGTCGGCTGGCGCACTCGGCAGCGGCTTAGACATACGTTCACATAATGGCTATGTTGTGGCTCCTGGCTCTATCGTGGACGGGCAAGGCTACGCGGTCGAAATCGACCAGCCCGTGCTCCAAGCGCCTGCCGACGTAGTAAGCCGCTGCCGCCCGCCTGGGCAGCGCGCAGAAAACGCCTTGGTTCCTCTCGTTGATCTCGACACGCCAGCCGCTATTGCGGCGGCTCTGGCCCGCGTGCAGCGGGCGCCGGGCGGGACAGCAGGGCAGCTATCGGAACAAGCCTACAAGCTGGCCTGTATCGTCCGCGATCAAGGCATATCCGAAGCCATGTGCAATAGCATCATGCAGGATTGGGCGAGCCGGTGCGTCCCGCCGATTGCGCCAGATGATCTATCGGGCCGAATTGGAAATGCGTATCAATATGCACAAAACGCGGCAGGCGCCAAGCATCCCGAGGTTGTGTTTGGTGGCGTGCATATTGAACCGCCGCCGCCCCCACCGCCGCTGATCCCGGTTGCGATCTCTTGGGGCAACGCGCTCCCGATGAACGCACTGGCGCCCCGCCCGCACGTTCTGCGCGGTATCCTAGTGCGTGGCGAGGTTACGGCTTTGCTGGCGCCGGGCGGTGCAGGCAAATCACTATTGAGCCTTGTTATCGCCGTGCATTTGGCGCGAGGCGAAAGCTTCCTTGGCCACGAGAATTGTGTGGGCCGCGCCAAGAGCATAATTTACAACGCAGAAGACAGCATAGCCGAAATGTCCATGCGCCTGCACGCGATCTGCACGGTCATGGGTGTCGCCTTTGACGACGTGGCGCCCTACATAATGCTAATCTCCGGCAAGCGCGACAGAGAAACTAAAGCCAGCGGAACCCGGCTTCGCTTTGTCAACGGCGGCTCGCAACCTTCGCGCAATGACGAAGCCGTGCAAGCTTTCCTAGCTCTGGCTACCGATCCAGCGCTCGCCATGGTGTCTTTCGATCCATTGAACAAGCTGCATACCGGTAACGGCAATGACAACGTTCACATGACATTCGTGATGGACGTTTTAGAATACATTGCAGAAGAAACAGACACGGCGGTATTGCTTGCGCACCACACGAGTAAAGGTTCTGCCGCGTTCAAGCGCAGCGGCAACGCTGATATTTCCCAAGGCGCCAGCGCGGTAAAGGATAGTGCGCGCACGGTTATGACGCTCGGCCCACCAGAAGACGAAGACGCCGCGCGCTACGCGCTTCGGCCTAATGAGCGTGCCGCGTTGCTGCGCTTGGATGGCGCCAAGGCAAATCGTGGCGTGCTAGGCTCCGAGCCGATCTGGCTGCGCAAGAAAGGCGTAAAGCTTTGGAACGGCGAAGATGTTGGCGCGCTGGAACACGTCACAGACATGCGCGGGCGCCGCGAGGATATGTTCAAACTTATCGCGCAGCTTGGCGCCAATTTCCTTATGGCAGAAGGCAAGGGCGACATGGCTTCGACAGAGGTTGTCGCGGCGATAGCTCACGACGCCATGCTGAAAGACTACGGGATCGAAGGGATTAAGGCCGCGCTACAGGCGATGCAAGGTTTTAAGATCGCCACTACCGGCCTTGGCCGGGCTGGAACATTCGAGGTAAAGCGTGCTGGTTCCGCGTATCGCGTTACGTTCATGTAGGGCGGGCGGCAAGGTGCCGGAACAATTCACCTTGCCGCCCTTCGAGCTACGCTTGGCGTGGCCGAGGAAAAAACCCGCCAAGCGTCGTCTCGATCTGTTACGGCTTTTGGCCGAATTTGCTACCCTTGCGGACAGTATCGAACAAACCGATGCCGCTCACGATAATGACGCTTGCGTGCTGCACGATGCCTTCCGCTTGCGGGATACCGACGACAGCCAGCAATAGCGCGAGGCCCCGCCACGTCGAAGGCTCCTGCGCACGTTCCCTAAACCAATCAAGCATTACCTGTCTCCCTGGGCCGATGAAATGGTGACACCTATACGCCCGGCCCCTGAGCGCAAAATGTCTTTGACGCTCGCAACGCCCACCACAACCAAAGCGAGACAACATACCGCAATCGCAAGCCATTTCAAATTGGCCGACATTCGCGCCATGCCGATCTCGATAGCTGTGTATCTGTGCGAGCAGATTTCTTCGTGCTTCGTTAGCAAGCCTTGCAACCGCATGGCCTCTTTCTCTGCCTCGAACACCCTTTCTAACGTATCCATTCGGCAATCTCCGATCCGAAACAGCACTTCCAATGTGCGGCTGTGGTCAACCACGGGTTGCAGTAAGGTGTCCATGTTCCAGCCCCTTCCTACCGTATCCTATAAGGTAAGACAACCGAAAGTTGATAGGATTTCATTCTCAAAACCCTCATAGCTTTGGCCTCTTTCCTCGCACAAAGAGCGTGCCGTCGCCTACCGTAATGGTGCCCGCCGATAGGTTCTGCGCCGTAACACGCACTTGATTGGTTGACGCGGTTCCGCCTTGGACCGCGTGAAAAACTACGCCGCCGTTTTGAAAGCCGCTCGCTTTTGCGAAACCGGCCTGCACAAAATCGCCGCCGCGCAAGCCGGGCACGGTTATGTCAAAAGTCGTCGTGGCGCCCGGCGAAAGCGTAGGCACGGACCACGCTTCGCTCGCCTGCATGTCGCGGCTACCCCAATCGCGGCTACCGCCTGCCAGAATTTGCGGCGCCAACAGCGGGTTCGCGTAAAGCCTGATGGCCTTTAGATCGGCGGGTATTGGGGTCACGCCGGATGAACCGCCGCGCACGCCTACGAAAGCGTAACGGCACGCAGGAGCGAAGGTAATGCGCTGCCAATAGAATAGCGGATAGCCGCCGCTTGTCTGGTCCAAATTGGTGTTCATTTCCCACCAATAATTCGTATTGCCAGAAAAGGTTTGGTTCCAAAGAGCATTGGCGTTTGACAGCAATAGTGGGTGCGTCTCGTCCAAAGCGTTCTCGCTTGCGTCAAACTGCGCCACAACAAGCCGAAGCTCGCGCCCTTCTGCCGCCAGCGTCAATTCCTTGGCTATTCCTGCATCTGTCGTCGGGTTCTGCAAATCCACAACGAAGCCCAAAGCGCGCGACGTGGGCAGCGTTACATCATTCGCGTTGAGGGTCATTAGGGTAAGGCCGGAGAATATCAAACCAGACATGGTTGTGGGCGGGCCGGAGGGATTACTAGACATAATCCCAAGGCCCTCAAAACCAACACCGTTTGCGGTTTGATGCACGTCGCGGAAAGCCGCGTTCCTCACGTTATCGACGGCGGCTACGAGACGCGGCGAGTGCTGTGTAGCGAGAGCTTGGTGCCGCATTACGATGGTGCCGCCAGCCCTGGTAGCGCCCGTGTATAGCACGTTCACATAGGTTCCGTAGGTGCCAACAAAGCTAATCTCGTATAGGCAATCGTTCATCGCGTCACTGTGCCACGCTGCGTAAGGCGAGCACGCTTCCATACGCATGTCTCGCGCAATAACAGAGCGACCATTTACCTCAATAAGAAATGGGATAGCTAACTGTCCGCCCGTAGTCTGTAGCTCAAAGGCCGGGCCATAGAACACATGCGAATTGTGCAAATCGTAATCGCCAGCAGTATCGCGGGAGAAGCGCACGCCGAAGCGATTGGTCCCTTGGTTTGTGCTGCTAGAGCAAGCAAAGTGTCCGCCGAAATGCCGCGCCGAATTGACGTAGCTATTCGGCCCTGGGTTGAAGGTGCGAAAATCAACACCCACCTTACCGTCAATAATGCGGCCATAATAGAAATCGCTATCCTCAACACCGCGAAGATCGGAAGCGACTTGAACATTGATGCAGAATTTCTCGACACGCTCAAGCATGACAACGCAGTTATCGAGGTTCCACAGTTTCACACCAATGTCGGCTTCTGTGGACCAATCGGATTGCGATGTTCGCATGACGCGGATCGGCCCGTATAGCGTCTTGTTCTGGTTGCGCGTGGCGAGGTTGCCGCCGAGCGTCAACACCGTGAAACCGCCCGGCGCCCAAATGGTGCCCTGCATCACGATACCCTGCGCGCCTTCCTGCAACCATATCGGAGAGCCGACATAGTAATCGCCGTAAGGCACCGTGACCAAGCGCCCGCTTATTGCCGCATAGGCAAATGCAGAAGCAAACGCGGCGGTATTGTCTGTGCCGCTGGTGCCGTTCCAGTCTGGCACGGCGCCGTGATCCAACACATTAACTGTGTCGGCGAAACGCTGCGCCAGCGACCGGGCAAACGTGCTGCCTTGCGCTATGACGGTCGTGTTGTTGTCTGGTTGCAGCGGCAGGAGCGAAGGCGAGCCGTTCACGTCGAAGCTTAATATCGTGTTGGTGCGAACACTCGCTGGCGGCAATTCCGCAAAGCCTTGTTCCGCCAAAGGCACGCGAAGCGACCGGCCTACCTCGTCAACGAATTGCTGTATCTGCATCACGATCCAGTCTAGCGCACTCTCCACAGCGCGCGGCTGGAAGCCGCTCTGGTTTTGCAGGCTGGTAATCTGCGTGTTCGGGACTGTCCGCACCAGCGTAAGCTTCTGCGTGTCCTGTAGCGGTTGCTGACCCGCGTTACGAGGATAGGTGAAGGTGCCGCCGAGCGGGTTGTTGGCGCCGGAAAGCGACCAAGACGCGGCAGGCAGCAAATATGTGTCGCCCGTAACCTCGTCCAAAAAATACAATTCGGCGGTGTCAGCGGACGGGATCAAGAAATTGTAATCGAACACGGTTTGAACACCGTTCCCCTGGACCGTCCTCTTAATGCTCTGATTTACGATAGTCATAAATCACCTATAAGGGCTGTAGGTCGGGGAGAGCATGAAGGTTGTTTGGTTCTCGCGCCTCATGCGTTCTTCGTAGCGGGCAAGATAGCCTGGGTTCAAGGCTTCCTGCAACCGATAAATCACAAGGTAGTCTAGTGCTGCTCTGGTATAGAACAAATTGATGAAAGGGGTGTTGTCCCGCACCAAACCAACAGCGCCGCTACGGAAATCCCGGCCAGCCTGGGGGTCGCCTTCCAGCGTCCATTTACGCAACGATTGAAGCTGCTTTGCGAGGTCGTCTAGCGTGCCGACCGTCGGGCCAAATAGCGACGTAACCGGGCCGCTGCCCATGCGCGACGTGTCACCAAATAGAAAATCACCATACAGCCCAAAGCCGCCGCCCTGCATCATTGAGGCGAAAACCAGTTTGGCGTATTCGCCCGGCTCCCTGGTGTTCGCCGTGCGTGGATCGCGCCCGCGCGCCATGTTCTTCAATTCCAGAGAGGCGTAGCCGAGAAGACTGGTTGCGACGATAAGGTGCGCCAACCCAAACACGTCAACACCGTTTGGGCCTCGTATCTCGCGCTCACGCACGCGCGACATAAACGTGAGCGGATACGTCTTAAACTGCATGATAAGGCGCGCGGCCATACCCTCCGGCGTGCCTGCCTGGGTGCCAAACGTGGTAGCATTTTTGGCAAACAAATTCGGCTCGTTCATGGCGTCACGAATTTGATAGGTGACGTAATCAAAAAACTTGGAACGAACAGCGTCATTTTCGATATGCGCAGGCAACACATAGTCGCGGCCATCTGCCGCCTTAGCCGCGAAGCCGCGCGCAATATCCCAATCTGCTGCCGTGATCTGAAAGCGCCCAAGCGTAGTTTGCAGAAGCGGCGGAAGCTGGTCAAAAGACTGCCCGGCACGGCGCCCGAGATTGTGCGTAAGCATGGAACCCATGCCGCTTTTCAAGCTGTCCGTCCACCAAGACAGTAGGTTTATCTTGTGAAACATATCGACAAGCTTTGCCGAGCGCCCGCGCACCGCATCCATGCCTGAAAAGCGAGAAGCTATGTTGCCTAGTATGCTGTCAATGCCTGCCGCTGATAGATCGGAAATCTCTCTGGCCTCTTTGCCTTTTGGCAGGAACGCCGTAAGCCGCGTGAAATACGCTTCAAAAAGCGGCACGCCGTTGTGCCGAAGCACAGCGACATTGCTTGCAAAATCTGGAATAGAAGCGAAAACAACGCCGCCGAGTTTGCTCAAGGTTTGTAGTGCTTGCCCGGCTACCGTGATCTGCCCGTAGGTCAAGCCCAAGCCGGGCATTTTCATGTTGGCGTCGATGCTCGTGCTGCCTGTCAGGATTGAAAAATATCGCTCATTCGTCTTAGCCTTGAGCGCGTCAACCGCTGAAAAATCTGCGCGGTCGCGTGCGCGTTCCGCTGCCGCCTTTGTGATGGTGTCGTGCATCGCTTCGGGGTTTGGCCCCCACACGCGCATTAGCGCGGTGTTCTTTGCGCCGTTCTCAAGCCCCCCGCGCACCGCGTCCATAAGCGTGCCGCGCCCAAATTCCTGATTGTAGTCCGCCCAAGCGTCGGCGTCTTTGAACAGCAGCTTTCGCTCCTGGGAGACGCGCTTTGCCAAATTGCCTGGGCCGGTTGCCGCGCCCACGTCACCGTATTTCACTTGGCCGCGCGTCGTGTCGTGTATGCCAGAAGCTATTGCCTTCCATGTGCTCAAAAGAAATTCGTCAACAGACTTTGGTGTAACCTCGTCAAGATTGTCGAATGTCGTCTCGTCAAGCCTCGGGAGAATGTAATCTCGCCACCTAGCAAAAGCGTTCTCGGTGCCGTCGCCGCGCACCTTTGCCATGTCGTGCGATTGCCGTGTAACGTAGTGCTCGCGCTTTCCTATCCACGCGCCTGCTCCGTTCTGCATGGTGCGCGCTCGCTCCTGGGCCTCGTTGATGATCTCTGCTGCGCGCCTAGCTTGCGCGTTGCCCGTGACGGACTTACCGCTGCTCTCGATAGCCCAAAGCTCTCGTATTACCGCTCTGTCGAAATCCTTGTCGCCAGCGGACAAAACGCGCGTAAGCCCTTCCTTGCGCAGCGCCGCGATCATCGGGCCAAATATCTCGGCGGTAAGGCCGTGGGCCTTGCTGTCTGTCTCGTTGATTATGCGGCGTAGGTCGGCGGCTTCCGTGCCGTCCTTTACGCGCATTTCAACCTCACGTCGGCGCGCGGCATTGATAAGCTTGTTGCGCTTTTCGATTATCCCGGCCAGCTTCATGTCGTCGCCAAGCTCGCGCGATGCACGAAGCAAAGCGTCTGTGTCGTTCATGCCTTGCTGCGCGTAGCGTCGTGCGCGACCGTGCAGGCGCGAGAAGATAGCTTCAAGCTCGTCTTCCTTGAGCGCCCTACCAGCGGCAGTCTCGACCGCTGTGATGCAGCGCATGTAGTTTGGAACAGCTTTGGCCATGTCACCTTCCCCCGATATTGCAAACAGCCGCCGCGTCATAGGCACGCGCCATGGCTTCGCCCTCTTTACCAAGCTCGTCCGCCAAAGCTAATTCAGGATCAGGCTTTGGCGGTTGCCTGCCTGCCGCGATCTCTGCGTCGGCGAAAGCTTGATCGGCGCGGCGCAAAGTTTCCGCAAGCTCTTTGACGGATTTCTCTGCCTGCACAATGTCGTCGGCCACGTTGCCTTCAACGGCAGGCGTCTCGGCCTTGAGCGTGGCGGCTGCGCGGTCGGCGGCAACAATGTCTGGATCGGCGCCGCCGCGCAGGCTGTCGGCCAGGGCACGCTCCGCATTGGCTTCTCGGGCGCGCAACGCGGCAGAGGCACGCTCTAGCACAACAGCGCCGGGCGGTGTGAAAACTTGCTCCGGCAAGTAAGGCCCCATTGGAGCTTTATTGGACAGCGTTCTAACAATGTCGTCCATGACACCCCGATAAGACGCGCTGCTTGCCGTGGCCGCGCGAGAAGCAAGCTCGGCTGCTTCCCCGTCTTCGAGACGGACGCCAAGCTCGCCCGCGAGCCGCCTTATGCTGCGCTCCATGAGCGCACGCACAACGCCTTCGCGGGCGGCGAGCGCGGCGCTTTTGGCGTTGAAGATGCCTTCGGCCTTGTTCTCTGCCTGGGCGGCGCGAGACAGGCGCCCCTCGGCCAGCGCGACTTGCCGAGCAGCGCGCGCCTGCACAGCTTCCAGCCCTTCAATCTCGGCTTGTGTGCGTCCTGCTTCGAGATCGTCCGCCGTCCAGTCGCGGCCTTCCATAAGCATTGTGCGCTCTTGCTCAAGCGCCGCGCGCCGAGCGCGAGGTATGGCGCCAGACAATTCGGCGTCGATCTCCGCAAGCCGCGTTGATGTTTCTGGATCAATACCTGCCTGCGTGAGCCGCGCCCGCGCCTCGTCAAGCTCTGCGCGGACTTGCTCGGCGTCCGCTCTTAGCGCGTCAAGCCGCTCACGCTCGGCGCCCACGCGCTGCGAAGCGCTGTCAAGCTTGTCTATCGCTCGGTCGGCTTCTGCCGCGACACGGGTTTGCGAGGAATACCAATTCTCAAGCTCTTGGCGTGCCGTGCGAGCAGCGGTAAATTCCATCGCTGCCGCTGCGCTTACCGGGCGCCCTTCCGCCAGCGCCGACACGGCTTGGCGAAAACCAGCCTCGTGCATTTCTGGCGACCAAGGCGGAAGGCCGCGACGATCTCGCACCGCGCCTATGGTCGTGTTCAAGCCGCCGCCCAAAATCGTGCCGAAGGCGAGATTGGTAAGAACGTCGCCCATGTCGTAGTCGTCTTTGTCTTTCTGCGACAGAAAGAAATTCAAAGGCTCAACCGCCGCCGCACCAAGAAAGCCAGAAGACGCACCAGACAGGGCGCGCACGGAAGCCCTGCCGCCTGCACCAGCAGCGCCGCCAAGCGCCGCCGCAATGCGCGCCTCGCGCACGCCTGGGATAAACGCGGACGCGATGTTGATAGGGTCTAGGATGCTGGCTGCAAGCCCGGCGCCGAAGCGCGCAACACCGCCCGTAGCCACACCGCCTTGCCGCCGCGCTATCACGTCTTCTCGGATCGCGCTGTTTGTGTGGTGCTCGTTTAGATCGCGCGCCGTCGTCCGCGATACCGGCTCGTCAAACGTAAGCCTGCCTGGAACGCCGTATTCCTGATTGGCTTCCTCTGGCGACATGGTTATCGGATTGGCTTCGAGGTTCCGCTGCACAAAACGGAACAACCGAGAGGCCGGGTTTTCGGCGAAGGATTGCGAGAATTGCGCACCCAAAACTTCGCCGGTTGTGGCCGGGATGCGCGCGGTGCCTTCGGCTTCCGCGAGGCTGTTGCCGATCTCTCCTTCTGTGAAGAACCCGGTCATTGCGGCGGCACCCACGAGCCGCGTGGTTGCGATCCTCGCGCACCACGGCGCTCGCCCGGCAGCACGGGCGCGGCGGGCGCGGGCGCTTGCCGTGGCGTGAACCCAGGACCACGGCGGTTCTCTGCCGGAGCGGGCACGTCGTAGCCTTCGATTGGCGTAACTGCGCGAGCCGGGTTGTCTCGCTGCAATGTGCTCGCGCCGGTCAACGTAGGCCCTGGAAGGCTGTCAAAGAAAAGCTCAACCCGATTGCCGCCTTGCTCTCGCACAGGAAGCCGCCCGCCGTTTTCCAATTCCATCATAAGCACAAGGCCCGTGTCTCGCTCATTAGGAACCCAAAAGCCATTCTGCGCTGCGCGGAACGCGATGCGCCTCCGCTCGTCAGGCGGCACCGCCGGATTGCCCTCAATGTCCGCCAGCTTTTCCGGCGTCATATTACGCATCACATACGCTTGCGCGCGTTGCACAGGCGGCAAGCCTAGCGGCCTGCCATCGCTTGTTTCTTTCGGCACTCGCATGGTGCCGAGAATATCATACTTGTCATTCACAATCCTATCGGCGGCGCGCTGCATCGCGGTTGACGCGTCGGCACCACGAAACACATAATACGCGGCAAGATTTTCAATGGCGCCGCCGACCATCGCCGCCAGCCTGTCGCCGCCCGTCTGGCCGCTCGCCAGAGCCGTAGCGACAAACGGTTGAATGTATGTGCCTACCTCTTTGGACAGCCTGCTTTCTTCGGTAGGGAAGGCGCGGCGCACGCCTTCGCGGAAAGCTCCGGCACCCCCCGCCGCCTTTTGCGCCGCGAGCATACGCGCAAAATCTGCCTGCCCTATGGAGCTAGGGATAACCGCAAGCATTTGGTATTCGGTCGGCAAATTGCCGTCGCGCACCAAATCCTGAAACACGCGCGGCCACGCCTCTCCGTAGGTTTGAGCCAAGCTTCTGATACGAATAGCCGGGCCATCGGGGTTTTGCGGATCGCCCTGCGCCGGATCACTACGCATAATGTCGGAGGCGATGGCTTGCGATTGTGCTTTGGACAGGATGCGACGTTCCGGCTCCGGCACGCCTAGCCTCGCCTGCGCCGCGAGCGTTGCCGTAACGTAGCCGCCTAGCGCTTGGTTGTCGTTTGCCGCTGCTGCTGCCTGCTCGCGCACGACGGGGTCTGCCAGCGCGTATTGCGCGGGGTCGGCCAAAAGCTGCCGGTTGCGTTCTTCAATGCGCTGATCGAGGACTTGTCGCAATTCTCCGCGCGAGGCTACGTCGCCTGCTCGGTCGGCTTCCAGCACACCCGCTTCGTCCATCCTCGTGCCTCGACGCAGGCGCAGCATATCCGTAACCGGCCCACGCCCTTCAATCAAATCCTGACGCAGAGCTTGTAGCTCTTGCGGCGTAGCAAGCTGCACAGAAGAAAACACTTGGCCTGCGATCTGCGAGGTATAGAGCGCGTCAAGCGTTCTGTCCGCTTGCTCGGGCGGCATTAGGCGCCGTATCTCGGCTTCTGGAATAGATACTTGCGCGCCTTGTTGTAGCGCCTTGCCGAGATCAGAAACTTGCCTGTCAAGCGCCGCGCGATCCTGAGCCTGCGTGGCATTTTGAACATTCTGCCACATATTGAATTGCGACATGACAGCGGCTTGAAGCTGTGGGTCGCCGCCCGCCATTTCCATAGCGCGGCCAAGCAAGGCCCGCGTGTCTCCGCGTGGCGCGCTCGGCGATACTCGCGCTGAAAGCGCCTGCAATACTTGGCCGGTGGACATGCCGGGGCGCATAAGCTCGCCATTGGTGGAGAACGCCCGGCGCGCACGGTTTTCTCCTGCGACCCTGCCGTATAACGCCCGTGCGTCCGTATCAGGCGAAGCCTCAATGAAAGCTTTGGCGCCGCCGATGCCTAGAACCCAAGCCGCGTATTGCTCGCCCGGCGTCAACACGCGCCCTATCGCTGTCCGCGCATCGGATTGGTATGCGTCAAAGATCGCCACATGCGCCGCGCGCTCGTTGCGCTGTTCCGGTCGAAGGCCGAGCCGCGCAGAATACGCGGACCAAGTTTCATCTGTGATCTGGCCAGGGCCGCTTGCCGAGCTATTCGGATTGCGGCGAGCATCGCCAGCCGGGTTTTCTGCACGAAACACCACGTCCACCACAGAGCGCGGGTTTTCTGTTTCGGTCGGCGCAGTAACCGTGGCTACGATATTCGCCGCCGTGCGAACCCTTACGGGCGCTGATAGTGAGTTTTCAATGCGGACTTGCGCGCCAGCGTCCAAGCTCTCGCGCACGCTATCGAACATGCGTTTCGCTGCAAGAGGATCGTCTTCGGCGATAGTGGCAATGACGGCGCCATAAAACCTACCGCGATACTCCGATTGCTTTTGAGCGAGAGTGACCGCATCCCACCCACCAATCTCGCCAATCTTCACAAGCTCTGATTGCCCGACGGCGAGCGCCGCCGTAAGCCCCGCTGGATTGAAGCGGTTAAGCATACCGTCGGCTATGGCTTGACTAGCCGCCGCTTCGGAAGCGTTGACGCTGGCTGTGCGCGTTTGGCGTGTGTTCCATTGCGCGCCTGTCATAAGCGCCGCGTTACCCGCTTGGCCGACACGCCCCGCAAGCATACGACGCACACGATCATTTGGCGCGCTGCTCAAGGCGCTTTCAGTAATTTCTTTTATGCGTTGCTGGTATTGCGGGTAAGCTTCGGTAGCCGCCCTACCTTGCAATTCACTAAACGACGCCCATTCCTGATTGATGCTGTTTTGCATCGAGGTAGCGGCTTCGGTCGCAAAAGTTTCGTTGTTTATTTCTTGGTCGCGGATAGCTTGTTCCGCCAGCGCGCCGCCTGCCCGCTGCATCTGCTCGCCGAAGCCTGCCAAAGCTTGTTGCACCGCGCTTGACGCTTGGCCCATAAGCCTTGCCGCGCCTTGCCCGAAATCGGAAGGCGATGCTTCGCTACGCTGCGCAAACTGCCCCGGTATTGCCCCGGCTGGTTGTTGATCGACTGTCGTAACGGTAGGGATACGGGCCATGTTCCACCTATATGATTGCGGGGATACCAGCAGATTGCATACGGCCAAAGCGATCAAATGTGCTCGTCGCCCCGCCGAGAAGCGAGCTACCCGCCGCAATGGTGCCTGCGGTTGAGTATGCGTCCGCTGCGAAATTGCCTGCCAGGAGCGCGTTGCTACCGGAAACGCGGTATGCCTCTCCGCGTAGGGTTGCTGCCAGGGCTTCGTCCATGGCGTTTGCGCCCTGGATACGATAGCCCGACGCTTGCCGCCCGGCATTGCTTCTGATTTCAGCAATAGCTAGGCCCCCCAAATCCGCCACGTCTTCCTGCAAATCGACGCCTGTTCCTTCGTCAATCATAAGGCCGTTTGCCGCCAGCCCGGCGCGCTGCGCGCCAATGAGCGAGCGTATGCGCCGCCCTCTGTCTTCCTGCAATCGCGCTCCGGCAACCTCTGTGTATTGGGCGTTGGTTTCCGCCAAGCCTGCGTTGCGCTCGGCGGTTTGCCGGTTAATGTCCGCGATAGCCGCCTGATACTGCGCCTGCTGCGCGGCAGCTATGCCTTGCATCTGCGCGGCTTCCGCTTGCGATTGCCCTTGCTGATAGGCGCCGTAGGCGCTTACGCCTGTGCCAATAACGGTTGTAGCTATGGCAGCGAGAGCCAGAGTTTCGATACCCATTTATGCCTCCTTCTGGCAAAGCGCGAAAGGAACACCGTTCATAGGAAACACAAAACACTCTCTGAACCCCATCCATTTTATCCAGCGCACCGCTTTGGTGTATCGGGTATCCACCAAACATTCGAGAAGCGGATACTGCTGATGAATGTGCTCAAGAAAGCTTTTCGATCCTCGTAGTAATTCACGAGGATGCTTTGGCACTAACTCCGTGCCGAGCATCCACATGAGCGCCTTGTGCCCTAATTGAGTGTGCGGGGTGGCGCCCCACATCGCCACAATATCCTCGCCCAAAAGCGCCGTCTCGGCCACCATACTCTCAGATATTGCGGAACGTAAAGCCTGGATTGGCGAGTATCCTAAAGCTATAACCTCCGTGCTGTCCTCCTTGCGCATGACGGGCGCCATGCGCTCGGCGTGTTCTATCGTGGCCGGGACTACGACGATCATTGCATGTTGTCTCCCAATAGGATGCTCGGGATTACCGCCAACACTGTTACCGGCAGCGGGTAGCTCTGCTGCAAACAGACAACACCATCATCATCCCACCCCGAAGACAGTATGATAAATTTGTCGGCATACCAAAGCGGACGCGGCGCTGTAGGCGCCCCGGCGAAAAGCTGCGACAGCGGCAACCCGCCGCCGTCTTGGAACACGATAGGCTCGCCCATAGGCTCGTTATCGCGCTCTTTTACTTCCGTAAGGTTTGACCAATCAGCGCCAGCCGCTAGGCCGCGTGTGTCCTTTACGCGAAGGTGCATCGCCGCAATAAGTTTGCGACCGCCTTGCGATGTTGGTTGCTTTACCTCAAGCCGCATGGTTTGAAGCTGCGCGCTAAAGCCCTGGCCTATGATGATCTTGGTGGCTGGTTCGTCGAGAACGACACAGCCATCCACGACAGTCTTTGGTGTTTGCACGTTTCCGTCGGCCAACACTTGCACTACGCTGTCGTTCAAATGGTCCAAACCGCCTACGGTAGTTACCGCTGCCGTCATTGACCAATCGCCTTGTTCCACACGCGGCAAAACAATTCCTGGGATATTTGGCACCCCTGCCGGTAGTGCGTCAAAAAAATCAACCTCGATCTGGTTTGTGGCAGGCACAGCCAGGACCGGGCCTTTACCGCCGCGCACACGGACGATCTTGCCTACGTCACCTATAACAAAAGGCGCCCCTTCCGTGGTTATGCGAAACTTTGTCACCACGCGCAGGGATAGAACGGCGCCGGAGCCGCCTGTCGATCCTGTGACTGTGATACGCGGCGCCACATAATTCTGCCCGGCCAGCGCGAGCACGGCGCCGGTAATGACGCCGCCTGTTTGCGTCACCGTCACTTGCCCGCCTGTGCCTTCCAAGTCTTCAATAACCGCCGTCAGCGTGCCGCCGTAGCCGGAGCCGCCTGCTTCGATTGTCACCGCATACAGAGCGCCAATGCTGAAAGCTTCGCCGTATAGGATGGCCGTCGTGGGCTTTGAGAGCGGATAGGCCGCGCCTGCGTCCACGCACCACGCTTCCTCGGGCTGCGCCGGGATATTTGCGGCGGGGTTCGCGCCAAACAATCGAGAAGCGAAGCGTTCCACCATATACTGAAAACCAAAGTTAGGCCGGTAGCGCCGCACCACGGCATACACCGCGTCTTCCCGATCTTCTGGAATTGTGGCGATTGATATAACTTGGCCCTGGGTGTCGTGCCTCGCCCACCCATAAACCTCCTGCTCTTTGAGGTATGTGAGCGACAGCAGCACGCCATCGTCTCGCACCGCCCACACAAGCTTGCTCGGTTCTTCCGCGTAACACCATTGCACTATCTTCCGACCTTCCAGAAGGTGACGTGCGAGGATAGAAATGTCGGAGCCGGTGAAATTGTTGGAATAGAAGCTAAAGGCCAAATCGCGCACCGCGCTCCCGCGAGCCTGCGCATAGATGATGTGGTCGCCGATGCGCAGCGGCCTCAAGGCTTGCGATCCGCTGAAAGCTTGGGGTGGCGCTTTGATGTTGCTCGGCGTGAGCGCTGCGTCACTTGAGCCGCTTGATACGAGATAGGCGCCGCCAGAGGTAAGGGCGATCATTCCGTTTGTCATAGGGACAAGCGCGTTGATAGCATTTACCTCTTGGGCATAGAGCGAAGCGGTTATCGCGTCGTCGTCTTGCACAGGATCGGAAACGTCATAGTTAGTGAATTGCCCTGGCTTGCTCAACCAAATTGTAGCAGGCGCACCACGGCTTGCGGCAAAGGCGCGGCGCTGCTGGACATACGCCACCACAGATGGGTTTGTTGTGCCGCCAAGCGCCAAGCTCACGGTTCCGCCCGACCCGGCTACGTCGGTGCCTACGATAGTGAAGGCTATGGTGTCCGCGTTGTTGGTCGTCATGCCGGTGGACGCGCTAGGGGTTATGTCTGTATCGGCCCAAGAAATAGCTGTGACAATGCCGTTCACCACGCCGGTAATGTCGATCTGCAATTTATTGGTGCCTACTCGGTTTGATACCGCGATGGCGTCAATGAAATTGTTATAGCTATTTTTGTGGTAATTTTGGCCACCATTGACAATCGTAATGCTGCCCGGCGCGGGAACAAAATTAGTGCCAAGCGGGTTAGCAACCCAGGAGCCGTTGAACGCCAACACCAAGCCGGAGCCTGCTGGCGCGGCGTCTAGCACGGCGGCGGTAGGCGCGGTGTAGTTTGTGCCGCCGACGAGCACATTAGCCACCGCCAATTCGCCATAAGGCGAGGCGCCTGCTGATAGATCGGCAGTAAGCGCGATCTGCGCGCCGGAGCCGGTGGCGTCCGTTATGTTGACGTATGGCGAAACGTAATTTTGGCCTGTGGTCAAGATTGTCGCAGAAGCTATTGCCTTGTCCAAGAAAGGATTGCGCCCCTGTGGCGGTCCTTGTTCAAACTTGATGGAGAAATTCACGTCCACAAAGTTTGCCTCGAAGCTGTTGCCTACCAGCCCATAGAAATAGGGTCCGCCGCCTTGCTGGCCGCTAGGGACGGGCGTAGCCTTGTATATGCGGTATTTGTAGGCGCCTGATACCGCCGTCCAAGCGAGCCGCACAACGCGGTTCGGGCTGGCGTTTTGATCTAGCGCTGCCATGACAACCGTGATCGCCGCCGTGGGCACGCTCTCGCGGCCTTCCTGATCGACAGTAGTGACGACATAAGCATAGAAATACTGAGGATTGGCGGGAATGTTGTTGACCGCCGTAGCTGTCGCGCCTGTCGGCGGGCCGAGCGCCGCGCCGTAGGTTTGCTGGACGATCTGCCAATTAGTTTGAGCGATGCGCTTCACGTCGTAGGCCGGGAAATCTGGATGAACGATAGTCAGCACGTCGGCAGATTGCGTATAATTCAAAGCAAATAGGTCGGCTCCGGCGTAAGGGCTGGCGACCTCATACACGCGCTGGATTGTCCCGCCGCTAACCCACGACGACCAAGACGAAGACACCACAGGGACATAATCGCCAACACCAATACGACCAAACTCATAGAGCGTGACTGTGTTTGCTGTTGCATCGCCGACGTAAAATGTTCTGGTGTTTAGGCCAGAAATTCCGTTCGGCCTGTTCATGCCTGTAGTGTTTAGAATGACGACAAACTCGCCCACACTAAAGCCGTGGGCCACGGCGGTTATGACAGTCGCCGCGCCTTTGGTGACGGCAGTAATGATCTTAGCGGTTTCCAGAACATAGTCACCGCGATAGATCACGCGCATTTTGTTTGAGTGAAACTCAAGCATATAGGCTTGATCTGAATTAAAAATGAAAGGTATCAAACAAGGCTTTGGGTTGCCCGCATACAGCTTGCACATTCCAACATGGCTTGTTCCTGGCCGTGTGCTGGCGCCGCCTTGTGGATCGACATAAAAATTGCGCATGACGGCAGCGCCTACGCGGTATTTGTCGATCTCGACACGGCCTGACAGAGACGGGGAAAGCTCGCCGCCAGCAAAGCTCGTTTTGATGAAATCCTCGGCCATGTCACACCACCAAGAAAGAAGGAGTTACCCAGGAAGAAACGAAATTCTCCACCATTATGCCGGGAGAATACCCGCGCGCCACCAGCCAATCAGGCGTGTGGTTCATCTGCGTGATACCTTCGTTGCCGTCTCTGGCTCTGGCCGCGTTGATGTAGCCTACCGCCTGCTGCGAGATATTCCGCTGCACGTCCACGTTGCCGGTTAGGGGAAGCGCGAGCCGCGCGCCCAAGGCGTATATCATGGCTTCGGAAAAGCTCGCATCCCACAAATCCTCGCTGTCGGCGCGAAAGGTGTAGCAACCAATCGCTGTCCGCACATTCGTAAGGATCACGTTAATAGGTTGCAATGTGTTGTCCAAGCCCGAAGCAATCTCGAAAGGCGCCGTCCTTATCTGAGGCACAGGCGAAGGCCCCGAGAAACCGGACGAGAACATCGGCGGCGCTACCGTTCCGGTGTCCGTGGGCGGCGCGGTGATGTAGCGCACCAGAAGACAATTACTTGGGTATGCGTATTCGTATAGCCACGGCGGCGCAGGCATGGTTTCGTCATTCCACGCGCCTCCTGTCGGGTTCTCCGGCGTGCCTGGGGCGCTCTTGAGCAGCGTTAGGTAGGTTGTGCGCTTGGCAAAATTCCAATGCGCAGAGCGAAGCATGGCGTCTCGCGTGCTGTCGTAAATGAGGCGCGTTTGCTTGGCTTCCGAGCTTGCTTCAAGATCGACATTGACGATGGTAGCGCGCGCCGATATGGCGGCGAGCGCGCGATTAGCGATCTCTGTTTTCGTCGTCATTGCGCGCTACCTTTCGTTCAATCGTCTTCTGAGGCAGATGGATAGAGCATACCCGCCGCTGTCTTTCGCGGCTTGTCCATGCCCATTTCCACGACTTGTAGCTCCATGCTTTTCATATCGCCGTCGGCGCGACCGGCGACGACCACGGCGTTTGCCGTGATCTGCACCGTGGCGCCGATTGGCAGCGGCATGTCTAGGCCGAGCTTTTCCAGCACGTCTTCATTTAGACAAAGACGAAGGCCATAATTCGAGACAAGCCCTGGCCCTTCTGTTTCTTGTGGCTCTGGCCGCACGTCAACCATTTTAGGCATGTGGTTCTCCTTACAGCCCTGCGAAGCCTTGGGCGGACAGGTGGACAGAAGCGCCCGTAGTAACCAAACGCGCGTTGATGGCGCTGGCCGTGCCGGAGCCTGCCCGCAAGGGCGTCGGAAAGATGAAGCCTGCCGGGGTTGTCATATTCGCCGGGAGGAACGTGCGAAACAGCACCGCAGGCGTGGCGGTTGAGTCCTGAATAACAAGCTCCGTGGCGACCGCGTTTGTGTTGATGGCTTGTAGCGCCGTGAGGTAGTTTCGGAAGGTGGCTACGGCGGCAACCAGCGCGACCAATGTGGTGTTGTTGATCGGCGTGCTGTCGGCGGCGGCGCGATACTGCCAATCAAGCTCGGCAGGCGCAAAATCCTTTATGATAAGCTTGCCTTCTAAATTGGCCCAAAGATCAACATTGCGCCCCGACGTGACCCCCGCGAGGTTCGCGCTGCGCCCGGTGGCAATGTATAGCGGGTTGCCTGGGGTTGCGCTGTCTCGCGCGGCGGGGCCTGCCGCGTTCACGGTCCCGCTCACGGGTTGAACACCAGAAATGCCGTTCACCAGAGATACTATCTTTGGGTTGCGCCCTGGTGCAAATTGACACGTTACCGTGCCGAAGGTTCCCGCCGTGGCGCGCACGCGAAACCAGTTAAAGCATGTCACGTCGAATTGCCAGCCGTAGGCCGGGGTTGCCGACAGCGCACCAGACGCGGCCTCAAGCGCAGCGTTATTGGTCCGCAATCCAGAAATCGCAAACCAATTCGTTCCGTCGAGCGAGGCTTCGTAGGTGAAATTGGCGCCCGTAACGCCAGCCAACACCATAAACACGCCAACATTTCCGAGGCCATTTACCGGAATAGCCTCGATCTGTGTTGCGTTGCTGAAAATTCTCGTAATGAGTTTGTCGTCTTCAAGCATAGCGTCTCTCCGCTGTTAGGGCCGGGACGCTATGCGCCCTGGCAATGAAACCAAGGCTGGCGCCGCGCACAATACGCGGCGCGCAGTAAGCCCTATTTGCCAGCCTTGGCGGTGGCAGCAGGCTTGCCCGTCGCGGCGGGCGGCGGGGGTGGCGGGGGCGGCGGGGGCGGCGGGGGTGGCGGGGGTGGCGGGGGCGGAATGAGAGCTTCCAGCCCCGGCACGGCTGGCCCCGGCTCCGGCGCGGTGTCGGGCGGCTGTGGCAAGCTTGCCGTTTGCTGCGCCTGCTGCACAGATTGGACCGTGGGCACAAGGCCCATTTTGACAAAAGCAGAAGCCACGGCGGCGGCAACCCGCTCTGCAATCACTTCATCATCCGTCGCCGCGCTGGTCATTGGCACATTGCCAAACGGATCGAGGTTCATCTGTTCGGTTCCGGCCATGCGGCACGCTTCCGTCGCGCCTTCGTCCAGCGGCTCCATGTGCGGGCCGGGTTTGCCAGAATAGATAATTTCCGTGCCTGACGGCAAAAGCTCGTGATCGAAGCCGGGCATACGAGCGATGTAGGCTTCGTGCTTCAAGCGATATTTGCCTGTAGGCCAAATCGGTTCCGGTTGCATCTTTGATACTCCTGTTTGGGTTGATGCGTGCGGGTTGCCCCGCACGCAAGAGAAGCCGGTCGCTTACACGTTTGCCACGTTAAGCGCCGACGGATACTGAATATTGTCTTCACGATTGAGAAGCAGATGCGCCAACACCGCGCCAGCGGTGAAGGTGCCAACAACCGTATAGACGAGCTTATAATAGCGCGGCAGCGCAAGCCCCCCATACGGCGGACGCGGCAGCGCAATCGGAAAGAGCATACCCGGCGTGGCGTTAAGCTGCGCCAGCGTGATCGCCGGGGTTTGCGCATAGATAACATAGGTTCCCTGCGCGCCGCTGCCGTTATCCGGTGCGCCCTGCAAGGAAATCTGCACGCTGGTTCCGCCAGCAAAAAGTCGATTGCTGAGAACCAAAAGCTGCAAATCCATACCAATACCCATATCGCGGGCATTGCCGATCTGGCCGCTGATACCCACGTCGATAACGTCCGTGCTATCGCGGGTAACTGTGATGGCTGCGAAGGTGTTATTGTCACCACCGTCGAAGCACAAGGAACGATCCAAAATCATAACGATAACTCTCCTGCGCCCTGGGCGCTCTTGATGTGGGTGGGAGGACCGAGCTTAGGTGATCCGAGCTTCGGTCGTCAGCAGGCGATCCACAACGCGGATCGGCACGCCACGGAACATAGTAACCGGCTTGCCGTCAAACTCTCCGATAGAGAGCAGCAGGTTTGTTTTGTTCATGGCTTGGCGATCAAGCGCAGCAGCGACTTGGCGATTGCAGTAAATCGCAAAGCGCGTGGCGCCGAGAACGCCGCTTGGCTTCGTCGGATCGGTAGTAATCCGCGTGGACGAAGGCGCCGTCGGGAAGCGGTGGAACGCCGACACCAAACCATTGATAAGGTTCGCCGCGCTGGCGCCCGTCAACAGCGTCACGTCGATATTGCACATACGCACAACGTAGCGCCAATCGCGCACGGCAAGGCCGCACTCCCATTTGAAATGCGAGCGATACACGCGATACATGGAGCCGTCGGAGAGAACTTTCACATCTTCGCCGAGATCGGTCATTTGCAAGCCAGCAATCTTGCCTTTCGGGAAGATGCCGTGGACCGAGTTTGGCCCCCACCCAACAACCCACATGGAGCAGTTTGTCGAGCCGGTGCCGCCCATGTCGATAACATTGTTGGCGCTGGCCGCGTTAGCGACTGTGATGGTGTTGTAGCGCGGCGCCAAACCCATGATCTGCGCAGGCGTGTTCAACGAATTGGAGTAAAGCAAAGCCGATTGGACTTGCTGCGTCATGCCTTCGTAAAACCCGCCTTCTTCGCTCAAGCGAAATTCCGCGGTATTCCCGTTGAGATCGGCCAAATCCTTGTCAAGCTCGGAATAGCCTTCAAGATTACCGCACGCTTCCGTGATCTGCGCCGTCGTGCTTTTGGTAGGCTGCACGCCCTGATAAAGCTGGCGCCATGTGCCTTGCGGGAGGCCGGTGCGAATGGTCGTCTTGTGACCGCTCGTTTGGTTGCCTTCCACCCACAACATATCATCCATCATAGCATTGGATTGAGACAGAAGATCGACCACCGTAGCCATCTTCCCGTCGTCGTCAACACGCTTTGCCCAATCCGCCAGCGTGAGGGCGGTATTGCCAATAACGGCCATAATAAACCTCTGTTCTTTCAGCCGCCCTTAGCGGCGTTGTGTTTCGGATACAAAAGCGCCGCTGCCGATTTAGGTGGTTCGGTCGGTGCGTTACCCTTGACCGGCCCCGGTTCAACAAGGCGCTTTGCCATGCTGTAAAGGAGCCGAATGACGGCGGGATTATTCCCGGCGCCTGTGAGGCCAAGAGCCTCCCGCGTTGCGCGCGTTTCTTCTGGCGTCAACACCAGCGTCATAGCTTGCAACACAGTCTCTTTTGCCATCGGCCATTTATCGCCGCCGATGACAGGATCAGCTTGAACCTCGGCCACCCATTTTTCGTTGAGATCGACCCAAGCTTTGATTGGGGCTTGCATCTGTTCCACAAGCTTAGGCCCCAAGGTATTGATAACCGCCTGGACGCTCTCATTATCCATGCCGCCTTTCGCGGCGCCTTCCAGAAACGACACCAGCAGAGGATCATCCTTGCCGATGCCTTCTGGCAATTCCACGTTGTAGTCTTCCGGCTTGATCTCGGGGGCCGACTGCTCCCCCTCTTTGGTGTCGGCCCCCGGCGTGTCACCTTCGGCGGGCTTTTCAGGCTCCGCATCCAGCAAGGTTTTATCCAGCACGGTTTCGTCAAGCTTGGCGGCAGGCGCCTCGGCAGCGGGCGCAGCAGCAGCAGCAGCAGCAGCAGCAGCAGCAGCAGGCGTCTCGGCAGGCGCAGCGGCGGGCGCGGCTTCGGCAGGCGCAGCGGCGGGCGCGGCTTCGGCAGGCGAAGCGCCGCCGCCGCCGTCGCTTGGCTGCCTGACAATTCGCATGTAGCGATCAATAAGCATTTTGTTCCCCTTTACCGATTAGACAGATTTTCGGCCAACAGAAGCATATAGCTTTCTTTGGCTTCCTGCAACGCAAGATCGTGTAGCACTTGGCCTATCGCGCGCTGTCCTTCCCTGAAATGCAAAGCATTTGGACAGAAGGCCATGTTGGCGACCGGGCGATAAAGGCCAGACAAATCGTGCATTATGTATGAGTAAAGCTTTCTGCCTTTCTTCGTTGAAAGCATATCGCGCAGAGCTTCGGCGCGCTCTTTTTCAGCAAGCTTAATGCTCTTTCTGACTTCTCGCTGCGCTACCGGATCGGTCAAATCCGGCACACCTTCGGGCCGCGCCTCCGGCACAGGGTCGCCATAGTCGATCTCGTCGCCGGTATCAGACATCGGGCTTCGCCTTGTAGCCAAAAATCTGCGTCGTTCCGTCGGGCGGCGTGCCGGGGGGCGCGTCGATTACCGGCACGGTATCCAGCACTCCGGCGTCCATAGTGAGCGCGTAAGCTTGCGCCTCCCCAGGGGTGCGGAACAACATTGCGGCGTGCGGCTTTTCCTTCCAGCCAAAAAGCGACAGATACTTACCTTGAGCATTGACGATTGCGTGCGGCATTACATTCCTCCGTTTAACATCATTTGAAGCGCGTTCTGCCCGCCACCAACATTGGTGTCAGATAGAACCTTTGCGCCGCCGACGGCGGCTTGCATGTCCTGTTCCATCTTCTGTTGCTGCTGCGCTTGCGCGCGAGCTTGGCGTATCTGGTCGCGCTGCGTCTTGCTGGTAAGGATGCGCGGAGAGACACGAAGCAGCGAAGCGTATTCTTCCATGGTCGCATCTGCATTGAGGTTGTCGAGAACGTCAGGCAGCGCGCCGCCGATGTTGCCCGCGAAACCCCACAACCGCTCAATCGCTGTCGTAGCCGTCGCGCGCTGCAAATCCGCCAAAAGACTGATATACTCAATCTTGAGATTGGCACGCTGCATGATTTCCGGCATTTGCGGAAACATATTGGTGCGCCACATGATATTGAAGATGCGCTTAATGTCCGCTGCCAAACCTTCGCGCTGTAGGCGATCCATGGCCGGGCCAAGCATGACGAGCTTTTCTTCGCGGCGCGCGTCAATCTCTGTTGCCGTGCGGACGGTATCAAGCTGCGAGATCATAAGGAATAGGTCATTGAAGAACACATCTTTGATGCGCGCTTCGACTTTCGTAATGTCCTCTTTAAGCTCGCCGATTGGCATGTTGGTTGTGAAAGCGGGTTTGAAGCCTACGCCGCCTGTCAAGGTCGGAACGTAGGTTACTGCGCCGGGCAGCAACGACGCAGGCTGGTTCTTCATTGTGGCGTCCGCGATCATTGGCGGGTTCACAATTTTGTCGATACCTTGTGCCTTGCGCTTTTCTTGCTGCTGTAGCTGCTTAATGTCGCCGAGCGCATCCATGCCGGGGGAGCGGCCATACGCATCGTTGCCGATTACGTCCCATCGCGGGCACGAGAAAGGCTGGTCCAAGTATCCCGTTGCGCGCAGGAAACCCGCGATCTGCGTGCTGCCGTGTTCCCAATAATACTCGCGGACGCGAAAATGCTTGGGAACGCCAATAGCGCCGGGGCCTGTGGGGTTTGGCGTGTATTCCGGGTTTGGCTCTATGGCGTGGCCGATCTCAATTTCTGTCTCCGCGCCAGCGCCATTCGATTGTTGCACAGTGTTCCAAATGTTGCGCACCGTAGGGCTGGCGTTCTCAATTCCAAATTCGTCAACGATCTGCTGCACCGTCATAGTGAATTTGCGATACAGCGTATTCACGTCGAAATTTGGACCAACAGCGCAGTAGTATTCGCCTGCTGCCGGATTGAAGCAGCGTATCGCGGTGTCGCGGTCGGCATAGATAATGAGCGGCGCGGTGCCAAAGACAACGAGATCGAGATATTGAACCGCCTTGGCGCCATAGTAATTGCTACCGGCCATGACGCGAAGCATCCGGCGCGTGGCTTCCTCAAGCCAAATCTGCACGTCGGCGTCACGCGCAATGTCGTCGTTGCCTTCGGCCAGCGACAGGCGGAACCAAGGCCGGGATGGCGAGGTAGTGCCCGACATGATGCCTGCCGCCGCATTGCGCGCGGCGGTCGTGCCCGTGCTGTTGATGATCCTCTGGTTGATCTGCGAGCCTTTGTTCCATTGGTTCGCTGTGACCAGCCAGCGATACCGGCGCGGCAGAATGTAATCTGCCAAATCCCGCCAATGCTGCCACCACGAATAGCGCGCCTGCTCAAGCTCGCTAAGCCGAGCGTCCACATGCTTGCGGAGCCGGGCGGCTTTATCCTGGCCGAGCTTTGGTGACGGTTTCCCGCCGTCTTCGCGGGCCGGGCCGTCGGGCGGGAGCATGGCCATTCTTACAATCCTAGCAGGCTGCGTGTTGGTGTTTCATCTTCGATGAACCGGATACCTCGCGGTCCTGTCAGATTGGTGCTGTTCATGCCCTGCGAAGCGCCGAGCGCGGCTGCGCCAGCGGTGGCATTACCGGCCTGGGGGCCGCTGGCCGCTGCGCTGCCGGGCGCCGTTGACGGGCTGGCCTGGGGTGTGGCTGGGGGCATGACGGCTGGCGGCAGGGCGGCGGCAGCGGTCGCGGCGGTCGCGGCGGGCGCGGCGGGCGTGACGGTCGCGGCGGCAGGCATGGCCGGGATCGTAGGCGTTTTTGGTTTTGGCATTTTTGGGATAAGCCGAGCCGTGTTAAACCCCATAATAAGCCCCTATATGTAGTGGTTTATGCGAGCAAGCACACACAACGGCTGGTTGTCAAGACAAAAAAGCCCCGCTCGCCTGGGGCGTGCGGGGCAGTTTGGGAGGAAAGGAAGGCGCCACATAAACGCTCCGGCCTGCAAGCAAGGAGCAAGGCAGCACCCTAAGCGAAGGGATCGTAGTCTGTCAAGGCCATTGGTGGCCCGCCGTTGTGGCCGATCATGTTTGGCCCGCCGCCTTGGCCGCTCAAGACTTTCTGGACAGGGTAGGCGAAGGTTAGGCACAGCGCGTCGGCTTCATCCGGTGACGGTATTTGATGTTGGCGCAGCATTACCTCTTTGCTCACAAGCTGTATCTCGTTGTCGTTTCTGTAGCCATAGAGCGCGGCGGTAAGCTCCTTCTGCAATTCATCCCTATTCGGTATGGCGATCTTTGGAAGCATCTCTTTCATGGTGCCCCACATCTCGCTCCGCTTGTTGGTGTATCGTGCAGGATTCGCGTCAAGCTCCACGCGGTCACTCTTGGCCCCGAATTGCACGCCGCGCACATTCGGTATGTTCCACGACTTGCAGAGATCGACGACGCCGCCGCCTACGCCGCCCTCGTCGATAAAGATGGCGTCGAATTTGTATAGCTCATTCATCGCTCTGATCTCTTGAGCTATCTCCACCACGTCAGCGCCAGACTTATAGCGCCATGGGATTGTCCTAGCATCGCGGCCTTTGCGTGGCGCCAGCACAGATTTACCCGTGCCAAACCGCGCAACGTCCACGCCGAGAATAAGAGGATCGGATAG